AAGTCGGTGTGCTTGTTGGTGTAGCCGTAGGAGTCGGAGTCGGTGTAGGCGTTACATCATTATCTTGATAGCACTCATAAGTTTCTTCCCTCCATTCGACAGAATAATCAGATATACTAAGAACATACTGGTCATTAAAAGGATCAAAAGAAGATACTATTTTAGAATTATTGTTTAGGTTATTATTAAACCAACTTCTCATGCCATAGTCTGATATTTTGAAAATACCATTACTATCGCTAAGCCTTAAAACAGCAGATCTTTTCTCATCAGCAAAATAAATACTACCCTGCCATTTAGTTGCAGAATAAATGTTTCCAGTTATTCCATATTCTCCTTGATAAGGTATATCTTGACCTAATATACTTTTGCTCTGACTAACATTTCCTGAGCCATCTGCATTGTATATAACGCTTTTATTGAATAAAACCCTGGAAACTCTATTACTTTGAATAACAGTTAAGTCTCCATTTCTAGATATTATTCTATTGATGTTTCCAAAATTAGCATCAAGATCCTTGTAGTTTGCTAAAGAAAGATTAAATTCATTTAAGCCATTAAAAGATGTGGTGGCTTCATAAACTCCACTGTATGTTAATGAAGAAATCCTAGACACTTGGCTGTAGTTATCTATTGGAACCAATGGTTTAGAATCAATAAGCATTTTTCTCTCATTGAAAGCGTCTGATATTTTTATTGACTCGTAACCATTATACCAACCAAAGGCATTGAAAAAATTTAATTTAATTAATGCATTTGTGTTTCCGTAATCTTGATTTGTATCTCCTTGAAGTCCAATGTGATTTCCATTTAAAATACTATAAGTATCTGGTAGCTCATAAAAAACATCTGATACAGCATTTTTGTAATCTGTTTCAAATATAATTGGATTATCAAGCTCTAGAATTTTAAGAGCTAAATCAATTCTTATTCTTTCATTAGAAGATCCAAAATAATTACACTCTGATAGAATACACAAAAATAAATCTCCAGAAGGATTTATATCCAATACTTCTAAGTTAGAAGAAATATTTCCTCTTCTAAATAAAACCTCTCCAGGATCTTTTGGATGAGAAACTTTTGAAAGTATATTGTCTTCCCAAAACCATTCTTCTAAATTATCATAATCTGCACTTGAAACAAATCTCTGATAAACATTTCCAGATAAGTTATCTACATTAGGCTCTGATCTACTATCATTGTATTCTATTGTTATTATAGCACCAGCTTTTATAGATTCAGAAGAAGAATTTTTGCACTTAAAGTTCATAATTGCTTTTCTTCCATAGGTATCTACACTACCTCCTTTATCCCACTCGTCAGCTCTACTAGATGATTTAGCATTAATAACCCATCTATCGCTAATTTCATGCCCTGTTTGAGAAGAAAATGAAATAGATATTCCACTTGAAAGAGGTATTGTGCCGCTTATTAATATACCAGCATCATTATTATCGTTCCATGGTGAGAAGGAATTTTGTTTGCAATCTAATTCTCTCCATCTTATTTTATCAACATCTCCTTCTTCAAGTATCTCTATTTCGTACCTTTTATCTGTATCACTAGAGTATGTTCCTGTAATATTTATATCATTTAAAGAGCTGCCATAATATATAGCGTCTTCTATGTAAGATATATTGTTTGTAAAATCATTTGCTTGACCATCAGATCTAAATGCGTATCCATCATAAAGAAATGTATCTACAGAGGTTTCATCTAGGGATATTTCTTCGGTATCGACTTTTATATAGTTTCCAGCTTCCTGTATGGTATTTTTTTCAGAGTCGTCTTCTAAGAAGTTTCTTGTTTTATTCTCAGACTCTAAAACTTTTACTTTTGTTGGTGTTTTTCTAATACCTGAAGTATCAGACTTTAGAAACAAAAAGTCTCCTTCTTTTACTTTATTTATGTCTTCTCCTTCGATTTTTATGTAAGCATATACTCCTTCTGTGTAAAAAACAACAGGAGATATTACATCATAATCATTTCTACTTTGCTTTATAAAAAATCTATATCCTGTGGCCCAATCAGGAGCTTGAGATGCTATTTCGACATTTAAACTATTATTCTTGTCACACTTAGTTATAGGAATATGAATATCATTGCCTTCACTTGTGATAGGAGTAGTCATTCTACCTTTTCCATCTAAGTAAGCTAAAGCAACTTCATAGTCCATATTAGACTTGACAGTTCTGTGTGGAGTTCCAGACAATCCGCTAGAAGATGAGTATGTTGTTGTAATAGAAGGCTTTATTTTATTGCCATCGTTAGATATGTTGTAATTTTCTGTGTAGTTTCCAAAAACAACTCTATTGCCTATTACCTCAATAGTTTTGGCTTTTAAAGGAACATTGTCATATAACCTTAAAAGCTGATCGTTACTTATTGCTTTGTATATTTTATTGTTTGTGAAAGAAAAAGTTTGATCAGAGTTGTCGCTCCATTCTTTTATAGATTTATCTATAGTTTCAACTATGTAGGCAGTTGGAGATCCAGATTCTTTTACTATTACCTCTATTTCTTTTACATTATTACTTCCAGTATTGAATGTTATATTTGCTTTATTATATTCATTCAACATAGATTTATTTGTTCCAGAATTGTAATCGTATCTGAAATCTTTAGCCATAAATGCAAAATCAGAAAATGGCGATAATGCGCTTATTTCTCCGTGCTCATATATGTATCTATATGCAAAAGATAGAAACTTATCTTCTATATTGTTTTCTTCTTCGTTGTCTGTTTTTAGTAATTCTACAGATGGAGCAGTTAAAGGAGAGTTTTTAATTAAGGAAATATCCTCTAAAGAAAAGTTACTATCTTCTAATAATTTAGCGGATTCTATTTCAAAGTACTTTGGCTCACTAACATTATCTGTTATAAATAAAAACCTTTTTCCATTTTCAATATCATTTATTATAGCCATATCCACAAATACGGCTAAATCAAAACCAAGAACGTTTTCGGTTCTTGTGTCAGATAATACTATAGATGCTTGACCGGAATTTTTAGAAAACTCACAAATATAAGATCCTAAATCAGAAGAAACAGCCCAGTATATTTTATCAGCACCATCATCCTCTATAACTCCAATACATTTTGCATTAGAGCCAAGAGATAGGTTTGACATTTGAGTACTTGACAAGGAGTTTTCTATAGAACCTACATCGGAACCATTAGAATTTGACACCTTAACATTTAACGCATCTCTATATTCTCCTTTAGGTACAAGTCTCTCATCAAGATCCTTGTTCATCTTTCCAGATGTAAATAAGTTCTTTAGTTTCCCCATTATTTAATCCACTTGTTTCTACCCCTAAGCGCTTGAATCATGTCCATTGGATGAATGTCCATCATTCTTATTTTAGTGTTCTTAAGAGCAGCAAACGCCTGTCTTCTAACTCTATTTACGATGTACTCTTGAACACCGAATTTGTTCTTCAGCACTTCGTGTAATATGTATTTATAAAGGTAATCTTCTGCTTGCTTGTGCACTTTAAGGTCAGACTCATCGTTTCCAGATAAACCATCAGTTATATATTCCATAACTATTAGTTTGCCAACAGAATCAGAACTAAATCTAACAACACCTAGCTTTTTATTTATATTGTATGTTCCATTTATTGTGGAGTTAGCGGTATCCATACCAAATCGACCTCCATAAGCAAAGCTGTAGGCAGAATCATTTAAAGTATCCTGCGTCTCAGAAGTTTGCATATTTCTAATATCCATAAGCGGAGTGCCTTCAAGAGCATCTCCAGCTTCAGAAAAAAGTACGTTACCTTGGTCATCTTGTAAGTAAGCTTTGTCTACGCTAGTAGTATAATTTCCATTGATCATTGGGTGAAGTTTTCCTTCTCCATCAACCCAAGATATTCTAATCATTCTGACATAGTTCCTAGGAAGCGTTATCTGAAGAGTATCTGGCATTTCCAACTCTAACGCTGAAAAATCATTTAAAGCATCGTAGTGAAGCTCCTGAAGCCCTCTTTTGGCATGGAAGACTACATCAAATCTAGATATGCTATTAATAAGTTTATCATCTCCTACATTAAACAACATAAAGTTATTTATAATGTCAGACATCATAACATACTGGTCTTCTCCCCAGTTAGATGAATTTTGATAATATTGTTGATCTGTTGTAGCCATCTATTACGAGTTTTCTTTTTGGAATTCAGCTGCATCTAATCCAATAGCCGCTTGAGTTATTTCTGGTTCTCTTATTGTAAGTCCAGCTAATTTAAGTATCTCTAAAACCAAGTTAGGCTCATCTTCTGGAGCCAATTCAAAGTCTTGATAATCACCAGCACTTGGATTAAATATTGGATTATCAGCAATCATGTTATATGTCCATTTAGGATCTCTAGGTGTTCTAACATAAATCAAAGTCATATCATCCGTTAGTGTATCTGGCTTAATGTAGTAGTAATCATTTTTATCTACATACACAGGAAAGTTAGCTGAAGGAGCTGTTAAGTTGGAGCTATATAAGTACATCTCCTTGCTTTTTGGAACCATGTCTAGCTCTTTACTTCCATATCTCAAAGAAACAGGCTGATACATGTCGCTAGGCTTTATATAGTATCCAGAAGTTTGTGCTATGTCAGACTCTACTGTAAATTTTTCTATGTTAGATCTAAGAGCAGATAGTCTATCTCCATAGTCTAGACTTAATCTTCTTGCATTTTTTAAAGCAACTAGCTTTGAGTACTCACTAAAGTACTGGTCAAAAATTAACTGTTGAGCATGCTTAGCGTATAAGTTAAATTGCTCAGGCGTTAAATACCCCCTATTCTCCTTGTTGAGAGCGGTAAGTACTGTATTTCTAACATGGTTTATCATCTGAAAATCTTTGATACAAAAATACAAAAAAAAAGGGAAGACTATTTAGTCCTCCCCTTTCGTATAGTAGTATCGGTGGAAATACTACAGTTTGTTGGTAAGTGACTGAAGAACATCAAGTCCCTCGTCAGTTTTAAAGTATACCGCTAGTGCAGAGAAAACATTCTCACCGTAAGGAACAGTGATTATCTTAGTCTTCTTAGCATCATTCCAGCATACGGTTCTATTATCATCTTTGATAAAAATCAATCCCATTTCGTTAGCTCTAACAGCTACGTTTCTAAGCTTGATGTTTTCATCATTAGTTAGACTTAAAAACTCTTGTGGATTCTTTCTAGCAAATAAAAGCATATCTCTTCGGATCTCATTAGATGCCATATCGGATACTCTTGACTTTAAAACTACTCTAGCGATAGCTTCTAAGTCTTCAATTTGCATTTCTCTAGCTGCATTCATTGCCTCTAGTTCTGCTTCAACATTGTCTATCTCTGCTTGAGCTGATTTTTCTGCATCAAACTCTAAATATACCTTATCCCTGTCTGGGTGGTATAGAGATAAAAATTGTTGTAGTAATACGTTTTCTTTATTAACGATAAGCTTACCATCTCTAAAGATTACTGCTGGAAGCGTAACATCTCCGTATTGCTCATCTTCAAACACAGAAGTTTGATTGGTAGCATACCTAAGAGATCTGTTCATTGTTCCGTCAAAATATTGTAAGGGTTTATTTAGGTGGTGTCTAGAACGTAAGATGTAGTTCACAGGTGTTGCACCTCCTTTTAAGACATAGATTCTGTCTTTAACCTCCCACTTAGGGGCGGCTGATGTTTTTTTTGTTGCCATTATAATTAAAAATTAGATTAGATTAAAAAAGTAAGAATTACCCCCGTCAGTACAACGAGGGTAAGTCCTACAGTAAATATTACTTCATTAAGATGAAGTTGTTTGCACCATGTACACATAGAGCTCTTTCAGATAAGAAGTGAACGCTCATTGCATCCAAGTCAGTGTTAGAAGCTCCACCAGCAGAACCAACAACCCAAGACTTATACTTTCTGTCTTCAGCTTCTGATTTTCTGTATTTAATGTGTAAGAAAGGACGAGTTGCATTCTTTCCTAAGATTTGATCGTAAACAGTAGTTGTACCAGCTGGAACAATAACTCCGTCAACACCAGCAGTTAATCCTCCTGTAGTTGCATCGTTTAAGTATTTCCAGTCAGTTTTGTAGAAATCATATCCTAAGTTGAAGCCCATGAAGCCTAAGTTTAATGCCATAGACTCATCGTTGTCAAATAAACCGTAAGAAGCAGTAGAAGCTCCACTGTTGTTTTGAGCAGCAAGTACGTTGTCAATCTCGAAAGATTTAGTTCTGTTAACGAACATTACGTTTTCTTGGATTGCTCCTTCTTTGTCAAGAACTTTTATTAATTCTTCTAAATCTCCTCTAGAAGCGATAGAACCAGTAGCAATATTTCCTCTGTTTTCGATTTCGTAGAATAAACCTTTTGTTCCTTTGTATCCTGCTGATTCAGCACCAGAAGATGAAGCTGCTGGACGTCCTTCGATCAAAGATAACTCTAGGTAATCTTCGAAACGTAATCTTGTTTCGTGCTCAGATTTTAAGTACCATAAGTATCCAGTTGCACCGTTCTCAGTAGTTACTTCAATCCATCCGATTTGAGCCATGTCAGAACCATTAACCTCGTACTTATCTTTGATGATAATTGGGTTGTTAGTTAAGATGTCTTTTGGAGCCTCTAAAGATCCAACCATTCCAGCTGTACCTTTTTTGAATTCAGCACCGAAAGCAAAAACTTTTAATCCAGTTGTATCTAAAGCAGCAGCCAAGTTAGCGTTCTCGTAAGAAGCAACTGTGAAAGTATCAGTAGTTACACCAGTAATTAAAGCTTTTTCTTGTGTTCCATCACCATCAGTAATAACTACTGTTTGGTTAACACGGAATGGGTGTCCAGCAGAAGTAATTACATCAGCAGATCTGGTAGCACCAGTTACAGCTAAATGCAAACGTCCTTGCTCTGCCCATTGGATTACGTCAGAAGCGAAAGGCATTTCAGCTCCGACCATTCTTAAAAAAGAAGATACAGATCTGTTTCCGTATTTTTCAAATTCTTTTTCGTAAACGTCTGGTAAGTACTGTGATGTGAACTCGATGTCAGATCCCAAGTAGTTACTTGATAATGTTGATTTTGATGGAGAAGGAGTTAATGCTCCTTGTACTCCAGAAATAGTTACACTCATTTTTGTAAGTTTTTAAGTTTTAGCGTTTTCTAATTTTAAATGAGAAATCCTCACCAGAATCAACTACTCTAAACTTAGTACCCTTAACATCTACGGTCTTATTATCTCTAACAGACATATCTATGTTTTTGGTTTCTTTAACTAATCCTCCTGTTGCATCCGCAACGCCTTGCTCATAAAAGTGCTTAGCTAATGCATCTACGTTAGAGGCAGCAAAGATTGCCTTGTGGTACTGGGAAGCGTCTTTAACGATACCATTTTCATCTAAGTGTTTGCTAAAGAAATTGGAAATATCCGATTGTTCTTCTTTAACTTGACCTACATCTTTTGGCTTGAAAACTTGCTTCTTATCCCCTAAGTTAAATTCAAAACCTTTGAAATCCTCATTGAATAGTTTGTTTGTTTTCTCGGTAAAGGCGTTTGACCTTTGTTGTTGTAGTTGAGCTTCTTGTTCAGATTGCTCTTGGTATTGACTATAGAAGTTAAAAGCCTCTTTGTAGTTCTCTGGAATAGAGGTCGTGCTTGACTCAAGCGGCGCCTTGTATTTTTCCTTCAAACCTTCAAAGTGATTTCTAGCTTTGTATAGTTCTTCTTTATAAGCTAACTTCTTTTTTCTAATATCAGAAGGCTCATCTAGCTCTTCATCATAAGAAAAATCTTCAGACAATATTAATTTAATATCCTCTTCGTCAAGATGTGGCTTTGTTTCCTTGTAGTACTCAGTTAAAACAGATGAATCGTTTACTTTTGTCCAATCTTTTTGCAGATTAACAAAATCATCGAAACCTCTACCTGTTTCTTTTTTATACTCCAAGAACTTTTCTACATCTTCAGATAGCTCTTGTTTTTCAGTTTTTCTAAGATCGTCTATAGAGCTAAGCTCTAAGCTATGTCTTTCTTTTAAGTAAGATAATATACTACTATCATCTAACTCAAATTTTTGAGGTTTTTCTACCACCTCTTCAGTAGCTTCTAGTTCTTTTACAATCTCTTGCTCAGGCACTAAATCTACTTCTTGTTGTGGTTGTTCTTGAATAGTTTGCTCTTGAACAACTTCTTCTTGAACTTCCATCGCTTGAACTTGTTCTTCTTGAACTTGTTCTTGCTTTGGTTCGATTGGATTACCATCGGCATCCAACTCCCTAAGTTTCCATTCCATATGATTAAATTTAATTTAGCGCAAATATACAAACATTAATTACATGCCTATCATACCCTATAATCCCGACCCTAGTGAGTCCTGACCATCGAAGTCAATAGGATCTAAATCCTGCTGTCTTTGCTGTATTAATTTCGATTGTTGAGATGCTTGCTTAGCAGTTCTCTTATCTTTTCTATCCTCCTTGTAAGCTTCTTTGCTTAGTTGAGACTGTATTTCAGCTCCTTTGATCTGACCATCCATGCTTTTCTGCAACTGAATCAATCTAGATTTAAGCTCAAACTCCATTTGCATTCTTTGAGACTCTATTTCTGCTTCAAGCTGTATTAACTGAGCTTTTGCTTCCATTTCAGATAAAGCAGTTTGTTGTTTAGCTTGTTCAGAAACTAATGATGCTTGCTGATTTGCTTCAGCTTGCAAAGCAATGTTTTGTTGCTGTCTTTTTTGATCAAGTTTTTCTTTCCTTCTTTTTCTTACTTTAAGTAATTGAGAAGCTATCTTAACATTCTTAACGCCTCTAATATCAATAGCATCATCTATATCAATCTTTCCAGCACTAAGTGATGTTTGAATGTTTTGCTCTAGCATATTTCTTTCTTCCTCATCTGGATGAAGCTCTATGTAAATACCAAAGTCATGTAAGTGTAGTTCTTTTATTTCATCTAAAATATCCACACTACTTCTTCCGATGTTCTTAATAAAGTCTTCTTTCATGTCAGAATACTCTAAAACATCAGAAACTCTATAACTAATACATTCGGCTAACCTTTGAGTTAAAAACAATCCTGCCTTTAATACATGTCTTGTTGCTGTGTTAGAATTTAACGCAGCTAACTTTTGAACGCCAACTAAAGCACTTGGATCTGGAGTACTACCATCTCTCGCTTCATTTAAGCCCGTTACAGAGCGTATCATGTTTAAGTTATAGTTATACATGTTTATCAAAGAAGAGATCTTTGCATTGGCTCCAGAAGACGTTAACTCTTGTACTGGAATTTTACCATGATTGTATTCTCCTTCTTCATTATAAGATCTACCTATAACTGATCCTGTTTGAAAATACATGTTTAATGCCTCTTGAGGAGTGTAGGATGCGCCGTTGCCTAAATTAATAGAAGAAAGACCATCAATATCCATATAAACACCGTCAGGCATCATTCTAGATGTTACTTGCTGTAGTTTTAAATGTAGGAGCTGTATTTGATCTGCAAAAGGAATCATTCTTTTAACTAAAGAATCAATTTGCCCTCTATACATTCTAGGAGCAGTAACAATAAATGGAGCGTAAACCCTTTGAATAGAAGACTTTGGTCTAACCATGTTCTTCATTACGTCCCATTTAAGTATATAATTAGTTCCTAAAACGAGAACACCTTCATACCAAACGTCAATCTTTTTAGAAAGCTTTTCAAATCTTGCCTCTTCAGTCTTTGGTGGATTGAAAGAATCATCTTTTCTTAAAACCTTTTCTCCTCCTGTTGCGGTAATTTTCTTTTTATATACAATAGTTTTATCAGTCTTGTATGAAAAATACAGTAGAGTGGCTGTATTGTGATCAAAATTGTCAACTTGGTATCCACCTCTTGTTCCCTGATAAGCATCCCATTTGCTAGACATCTTAGATATTTCTTTTATATCTTCAGTAGTCAAGCTGG